CCTGTCACGACATCCACGCTCACTTGCGTGGTCCAGTCACCCCCGAAGATGTTGCGCCAACCATTCGTGACATCAAGTGGTTCGACTGTTATAACCAAGCACATATAACCACACCGCATGTCGTCTTTGAAGATGACACACCCATGTGTACATTTGTACTCGGACCAAAGTGCCGTGCATTGATCCCAACTGGTATGGTGATGAACATCCCCATTGGTTTTTCTGCTCGTCTTCATCCGCGATCAGGTATTGCATGGAAGAACGGCGTAACTCTCATCAACGCAGAGGGTGTGATTGACTCTGACTATTGTGAGGAAGTTTTTATTCCTCTATGGAACACAACCAGTACGCCTTTCCAGATTAAGCATGGTGATCGAGTTGCACAGGTAGAAATTATCGAACCTGCTCGTAGAGTACAATTTATCACCTACACCCAAGCATCACCCAAGACACAAAAGACCAACCGCAAAGGCGGATTTGGTTCAACTGGTGTTTGATTTTTACTTGACAAGAGTGGTAAACTGAGGTATACTACTGTAAATGAATTGGAGATATTTATGACCCGTGACGAATTACTAAACTATCACTCAAAGATTTGCCAGTCGGCTCGTGACTTGATGAATCTAAAGAACCGAGACTATGCAGGCAGCGAGGGAACTGAACCCTTTGCTAACTTTACACGATGTGAAGCAATGGGTATCTGTGATACCGAGCAGGGATTCCTTGTTCGAATCACTGACAAAATGAGCAGATTGTCATCTTTCCTTCGTGCTGGTAAGATGTATGTTACAGATGAAAGTTTTAATGACACCGTTGTGGATGTCATCAATTACATGGTTTTGCTTTCGGCCTATATCGCCGATAAAGATAATGAAATTTCTTATGAAGAAGAAGAAGTCGAAACCCCTGTGCGTCCTTTCCCTCCTGATATTCGTACCAAGTCTAATGGCGTTCACAGGAACACAGACCCAATTGTCACCTCAACTCTTGTCGGCGATGCGGACTGTTGAGAGTGGGAATGATGACTCTGCGGTCGGCGACAACGGAAATGCGATTGGACCTTTTCAAATTTGGAAAGTCTATTGGCAGGATGCACTAGAGCATGATCCGTCTATTGGTGGCAAGTACAACGACTGCTTCGATCCAATCTATGCCGAGAAGGTAGTTCGTGCTTACATGTCACGGTATGCTACCAAAAATCGTTTGGGTAGAATCCCGACCGCAGAAGACATGGCTAGAATTCATAATGGTGGACCGAATGGATATAAGAAAAAATCTACGGTCGTTTATTGGAAGAAGGTAAAGAATGTCCTACGAAATTCTAATCGGTGATGTCCGAGAAAAACTAAAAGAGATTCCAGATCAAACAGTACAGGCAGTGGTAACTTCACCACCATACTGGAATCTTCGTAACTACGATAAAGACGATCAACTCGGACAAGAGAAAGACGCGGAGGACTACATCACTAACATGGTTGAGGTCTTCCGTGAATGTCGTAGGACTCTTAAGGATGACGGTGTATTTTGGTTGAATGTTGGCGATGGATATACCAACAAGAATCTAGACTGCATTCCTTGGAGACTCGCCCTCGCACTTCGTGCTGATGGGTGGATTCTTCGTAGTGATGTTATCTGGCACAAGACAAATGGTATGCCTTCCTCAGTGATGGACAGGTGTTCTATGTGTCATGAATATATCTTCATGTTTGCAAAAAACAGAAAGTACAAGTTTGATATGAAGCCGATCGAGGAACCACTGCTGGGTAAAGGTGGTGGTGTCTTTGGTGGCAAGAAGCACGCAGAGCGTGGTGAAAACGCAATCTACTCTGGGAAAAAGTGGAATGCCGAGGGCAAGACAGGAAAACACCGAAGAACTGTTTGGTCAATCGCAACCAGTAACTCCAAGGATGCCCACTTCGCAGTTTTTCCTAAGAAGATTCCAGAACTTGCTATCTTGTCTACATCAGACAAGGGGGACACTATCTTGGATCCTTTCAGTGGCACCGCTACGACTGGAGTCGTTGCCTGTCAATACGAAAGGAACTATATTGGGGTTGAACTGAACGAGAATTATGCTAAGATGTCTCTTGATCGTTTGTCATCCGAGTGTGCCCTTGAGGAGTTCTTGACTTGAAATTCTACACCAATGTTTCCCGCATTGGCAACTACATCTTGTGCCGAGAGATCGACGGTGATGAACATCGTGTGATCCGTGAAAAGTATTCACCGACTCTTTACGTTCCGTCTAAGAACCAAACGGAATACAAGACTCTAGATGGCAAGTATGTCGAACCAATCCAGCCGGGTGAAATGAGTGAATGTCGAGAGTTCATTGACAGGTATTCAGGTGTCAGTGGGTTTAGTGTGTATGGAAACACAGACTATGTGTACCAGTACATCGGCGACAACTACACCGAGGACTATGACTTCACTAAGTTGCGTGTCGCTCACATTGATATTGAGACGACATGTGAGGGTGGGTTCCCTGACGTAAACAATCCCGAAGAGAAGGTCATTGTGATTACTATCTCTTTCAATGGGGTTAAGTATGTTCTCGGTCTAGGTGAGTTCACCACACCAAACGGAGAACATTATGAATGCTTCGACAATGAAGAATCGTTGCTCGATGCCTTTATCAACTTATGGGCTGAAAAGTGTCCTGACATCGTAACTGGTTGGAACATCAAGTTCTTCGATATTCCTTATCTGGTCAATCGAATCCGTCGCGTGTTGGATGACAAAGCAGCAAACATGCTGTCTCCGTTTGGTAAGTTGCGAGAGAAGAATATACAGAGAATGAACCGAGACCACCTTGTGTTTCAGATAATGGGTGTCTCTGTTCTTGATTATCTTGATCTGTACAAAACCTTTACCTACACAAATCAAGAGAGTTATCGACTCGATCACATTGGTCACGTTGAACTGGATGAAAAGAAGTTGTCATACGAAGAGTTCGACAACATCCGCGAGTTCTACAAGAATGATTTCCAGAAGTTTGTCGAGTACAATATCAAAGACGTTGAGTTGGTCGAGATGTTGGAGGAGAAACTGAAGTTACTTGAACTGGCAGTTGCTCTTGCATACTCTGCACAAGTAAACTATGAAGATGTATTCTCTCAGGTTCGAACGTGGGATGCGATTATCTATCACTACCTTCGACAGCACGGGTATGTCATTCCTCAGAAGAAAGTAGGCAAGAAGGACGAGCAGTATGCTGGTGCTTATGTCAAGGAACCGCTTGCTGGCAAGCACGATTGGATTGTTTCTTACGACTTGAATTCTCTGTACCCCCACTTAATCATGCAGTACAACATCAGTCCAGAGACATTGATCTCCATGACTGAAGACAGTCGGTTTGGTATCGGACCCGAAAACATCCTCAAGGGGCCCGATGACTTCTATGGTAAGACTTGTTTCCAGAACTTGGACAAACTAAAGTCTCAGGGTTATTCGGTCGCCGCAAACGGAACTTGCTACGATTCTAAGTCGCAGGGATTCCTGCCTGCACTGATGGAGAAGATGTACAAAGATCGCAAGATGTTCAAGAAGAAGATGATAGAGTGCGAGAAGCAGAAGCAGAAGGATCCAAACAACAAGCAACTTGACTTCGAGATTGCAAAGTACAACAACTTCCAGTTGGTTCGTAAGATTCAACTAAACAGTGCTTACGGCGCAATCGGGAACGAATACTTTCGATACTACGACACACGCATGGCAGAGGCAATCACTCTGTCTGGTCAGTTGAGTATTCGATGGATTATCAATCACCTGAACGAGTTCCTAAACAAGACACTGGAGACACAGGACGTTGACTATGTTGTCGCTTCTGATACTGATTCTGTGTATCTCACATTAGGTGGACTGGTCGAGAAGTTCCTTGGTGACGAGAAGGACAAGCAGAAAATCGTAGACTTTCTTGCCAAGTCGTCAGACAAAATCATTCAGCCCTTCATCGACAAGAAGTACGACGAACTTTGTACCATGATGCAAGCGTATGAAAACAAGATGGTCATGGAACGGGAAGTGATCGCTGATGTTGGTGTATGGACCGCGAAGAAACGGTACATGTTAAACGTACACGACTCAGAGGGAATCAGGTACGAAACTCCCAAGATGAAGATCATGGGAATCGAAACAACCAGATCCTCAACACCGTCTGTAGTTCGTGCGGAACTCAAGAAGGCAATTAAGATTGTTCTTACTGGAACCGAAGACCAGATGCACAAGTTCATCGAAAAGTTCAAGAGTGAGTTTCATGAGATGGAACCGGAAGACATTGCCTTCCCTCGAAGTGTAAACGGCATGAACCGATACAGAGATTCCGCCATGATTTATCGCAAGGGAACGCCTATTGCAGTGAAGGGATCTTTGGTGTATAATCATCACATCAAGAAGAATGGACTGGACGGTAAATACTCCACCATCATGGATGGTGAGAAGGTAAAGTTTCTTTATCTAAAACAACCCAACCCAGTTCAGGATTCTGTTATTTCTTTCGTTAGTGGTATCCCAAAGGAGTTGGATCTTCATAGGTTTGTTAACTATAAGAGTCAGTTCGAGAAAAGTTTTCTCGATCCACTCCAGAACATCCTGACTGTGGTTGGATGGACAACGGAGGAGAGAAGTAGTCTAGAAAGTCTATTTGTTTGATCGGAGCATATTATGAAAAATAAAACATATGAAGTCTCAGAAGAGACATTTACTGTCTGCAAGAATACACTTCATGCAGCACATGAACAAATCAAAGAAGAACTAAAGTCTTTGATAAAGAACAAGCATTCAAGAAAAGAAGATGTAGACGGTTGCATGGAAACGAGCCGAATAGTCGGAGAAGCATTGAAAGAAATGGAGAAACTAAAGTGAATTTTCTAAGTGATATTATTAAACAATCTGGAAATGAGTATGCGTCTGTGGTGTCGGACGGAATTGAGGGATCAGACATCAATGGATTTGCTGACACAGGATCATATGCTTTCAATGCTTTGTTGAGCGGATCCTTGTATGGAGGAATTGCAGACAACAAAATCACTGCGATTGCCGGTGAGTCTGCAACTGGTAAAACTTTTTTTACTATTGGTATTGTACACCAGTTTCTAAAGGACCGACCGGACGGTGTGGTTCTTTACTTCGACAGTGAACAGGCGGTCACCTCAGAAATGTTTTCCGACCGTGGTGTTGATCCTAGTCGGGTTGCTGTCTTTCCTGTGGCAACTGTAGAAAGTTTTCGACATCAGGCGATCACTGTGGTTGACCAATATCTGGCCCTTCCTAAGAAGGATCAGAAACCAATGTTGATCGTTCTCGATTCTCTTGGTATGCTTTCCACTGAGAAAGAGATGAATGATACGGCAGAAGGTAAGACCACCAGAGACATGACTCGCGCTCAGGTTATCAAAGCGACCTTCCGTGTATTGACACTGAAACTAGGCAAGGCAAACCTTCCGATGATTATGACCAACCACACATATGATGTTGTTGGTTCGATGTTCCCAACCAAGACGATGGGTGGTGGATCTGGTCTGAAGTATGCCGCTTCCACCATCATCTATCTTTCTAAGAAGAAAGTCAAGGAAGGAACCGAAGTCATCGGTAACATCATTCATTGCAAGAACTTTAAGTCTCGACTGACCAAAGAGAATGCTATGGTTGATGTCTTGCTAAGTTATGATGAGGGTCTACATCCTTACTATGGACTTGTGGACTTAGCACTTAAGTATGAAATTTTTAAGAAAGTTTCTACCAGAATCGAATTGCCAGATGGGACCAAGGCATTTGAAAAGGTAATTTACAGAAACCCAGAAAAGTATTTCACCGAGGATGTAATGAAGCAACTCGAAGAAGCAGCACAAAAGGAATTTAAATATGGAAAGTCAGACAGCATCGAAGACCCCGAAGTATCAACTGATCGAGACGAATGATAACAAAGATAGTCTAATCAACACGGCTATCGAAATCACCGAGGGTGATTACGCGGGAACAAAATGGTTGTATGGTAAGGCATACTTCAATCAAACCGACAATGGTCAAATGATTATGAAGTTTGAATATGAATTGCTAGACGAGGAGGCCGATCAGGCCAGTCCAGAACTGATCGACATCATGGGAGATATTCTCGTAGAAATTCTAGAAAAAGAGGTTGCACCTGTTGAAAAGCATCTTGATCTTGATATAATACAAGATGACCCAGACCTAGTTGGTCGTGTTGAGGAACTGAAACAAGAAGCTGAAAAGCAACGTCAGGAGAGTAATGACCGCGAAGATTGAAAAAATGGTATTGTCTTCACTCGTCAATGATGATGAGTATTCTCGAAAGGTTGCACCGTTCTTAAAGGAAGAGTATTTTGCTGATCCAGCTGAAAAGGTTGTGTTCAAAAGAATCTATGACTTTATCTTAGAGTACAACAGTCGTCCAACCAAAGAGGCGATTGAGATCACCCTAAGTGGTGATGAAAAACTGCATCAGAAATTGTTTACTGATGCAACAGAACTCGTAAGTGAAATCTTCGAAATGAAGACTGACCAAGATCAATCTTGGCTGTTCAAGGAGACTGAAAACTTTTGTCAAAACAAATCCATCTACAATGCGATCATGGAGTCGATCAAGATTTATGATGGAAAATCTGACAAAACTACCAGTTCTCTGCCCTCACTCCTGTCCGATGCGTTGTCGGTATCTTTCGACACACACATTGGTCACGATTACATTGAAGATGCAGATGATCGGTTCGACTTTTACCACAAGGTAGAAACAAAGATCCCGTTCGATCTTGACTTCTTTAATTCGATCACACAGGGGGGCACCCCCCAGAAGACACTTAACATTGTCATTGCTGGTACGGGTGTAGGTAAATCCATGTTTCTCTGTCATCATGCAGCGAATTGTCTTGTTCAAAACAAGAATGTTCTCTACATCACTTGCGAGATGGCAGAGGAAAGGATTGCCGAAAGAATTGACGCTAACCTTATGGACATCTCTATGGATGACCTGAAGGCACTACCCAAGCAGATTTACGACAAGAAGATTGAACGTGTCTCGTCTGGAGTGACTGGTAAGTTGATCGTTAAAGAGTACCCCACGGCTTCAGCAAACTCAAACCACTTTCGGTCTTTGCTTGATGAACTGGAAATCAAGAAGAAGTTCGTCCCTGACATCATCTTTATTGATTACCTAAATATTTGTGCAAGTTCTAGGTACAAGCAAAATGGAAATGTAAATTCTTACATGTACATTAAGTCTATCGCCGAAGAGTTGCGGGGTCTTGCTGTAGAAAAAAATGTTCCCATCTTCTCAGCAACACAAACCAACCGAGAGGGTTTTTCGAACACAGATGTTAGTCTCGAAAACACATCCGAATCTTTCGGTCTTCCTGCAACTGCGGACTTCATGTTTGCTCTCATCTCAACTGAAGAGTTGGAAGACGCGGGCCAAATCATGATTAAGCAACTCAAAAACAGATACAATGATACTGCGGTTAACCGAAAGTTTATACTCGGACTGGACCGAGGTAAAATGAAGTTTTATGATGTGGATATAAATGAATCCATTGAACTGTCTGGTGCGAATACTAAAGATACAAACGACTTTGGATCAGGATTCGGTTATAGTGATAAGTTTCAGGGCAACAAAGAAAAGTTTTCTGAATGGAATTTGTGATGTCGTCGTTTATAGACAAAAAGTATATCAATCTAATGTCTCCGATCCTAGATCGTTTTGCATGGAAAAAGGATAATCTAGCAAATTGTAGATGTCCTATCTGTGGAGACTCACAGAAAAACAAATCAAAGGCAAGAGGGTTCTTCTACCAAAAGGGGAATGACTACTTCTACAAGTGTCACAATTGTGACCACGGATGTTCACTGTACAGATTCTTGGAAACAGTGTCGCCATCTTTGAAGGAAGAGTATTCACTTGAACGGTGGAGGAATGGAGAGTCTGGTAGATCGAACTATGTTAAACCGAAAGAGGAGAATATGTTTTCATTTAGCAAACCTAAGTTCAAGCAAAAGCACGATCTTCTTAAACCACTTCTTTGTGTAAAGGATGCTCCTGAGAATCACATTGTTAGACAGTTTGTTGAACTCAGGCAGATCCCTAAGAAGTTTTATGATCTCCTATACTTTACTGATAACTTTGGTAGGTACATGAAACTGGTGGACCCCGATGTGGCTGCCATGCCCCCAGAACCTCGTCTGGTTATTCCGTTCTTCAACAAGAACGATGATGTAGTTGCGGTTCAGGGAAGAGTTCTTACGATGAAGGGCGAAGCAAACGCAAGAAGGACTGCAAGGTATATCACAGTCAAGTCCGACAAGTCTATTGACAGGCTGTGGTATGGTATGTGGCGAGCGAACGCGAAGAAGAGAGTCTATATTGTGGAGGGTCCATTGGACAGTCTCTTCGTACCAAACACGATCGCTATGGTTGGTGCTGGTGTGGTGGACGAAATCCCTGCTAAGTTCTATAACTCGGATGTGGTGTTTGCACTCGACAACGAACCACGCAATCCGCAGATCGTGTCTTATGTAAGTAAACTAATTGACATGAATCGACAAGTCTGTATCTGGCCTGATGAATTGAAAGAAAAAGATATCAATGATATGATACACAGAATCTCATCGGCTGAGGTGAAGAAAATTATGGACAAGAATACATTCAGTGGACTAGAAGCAAAACTTCGATTTAATAATTGGAAGAAAATATAATGATGCAGCAGACAGTTTTATGTAAAGGTCATGTTGATCTGGTAGATCACATGGGATCGGATCTCACGGTGTGTAACGCCGCACGGGTTTCGTTCTCAAAAGACACTGAGTGGGAGATTGACGAGGAAGCAGTTGCAAGACTGAAAGAATCAGGATCCTCTTATCACGAAGAGGATGTTCGTAAACTGTCAAACGGTGATACAAAACTGATTCGATACCTTGCTCGACATAATCACTGGACACCTTTTGCACATCCGCAGATCACTATGCGTATCAAAGCACCTGTGTCTATTCGCACGCAATTTTTCAAGCACAAACAAGGTTTCGTGGAGAATGAAATTTCTCGTCGTTACGTCTCGTTTACACCTGAGTTTTATTATCCGTCTTGGAGAGGAGAACCAACTCATGGTGCAAAACAGGGTAGTAGTGATTTTATTTCTATTCATCCTGAAGCAGAGAAAAATTTCGATAATGTGATGCGTCTTGCGGTCTATACATATAATGAACTACTCCGCAATGGAGTTGCACCGGAACAGGCTAGATTTTCACTACCACAAGGAATGTATACTGAGTGGTATTGGACTGGATCTCTTGCTGCTTTTGCCAGATTCTATAAGCAAAGAATCGACCCACATGCACAGTGGGAAATTAGAGAATACGCAAAGGCAATTGGTAAGGTTATTAGTCCACTATTTCCGGTTTCATGGGAGTCATTAATCTCCTAAATAACTGTAAAGGAGACTAAAATGCCTTCAAGTGTATTCGACATAGAAATGGAACAAGGAGAAACATTTTCTCTGTTTCTCACTTTCAATGATCGAGATGGTAACGGTGTTGATCTTTCCACATATGATGGGAGGATGCAAGTAAGAAGAACTCATTCATCTGAACCACTTCTTATTTTTGCAAGCGGAACGACAGCAGGAGGATCTGTTACAGGAGGCGGCTTGACCGGCGAATGGACAGAGGGAAATACTTTTGCTGGAGTCGGTGGCACCGGCGGTATGAGTTTGAACGTAGACAGCAGTGCGGTGGTCGGAACCACCGGCGGCATATTAATTCAAATCGACGCATTTAGCACATCTCTCATTCCATCTGGAAGACATTTTTACGATGTAGAAGTTGATTCTAATGGCACAGTGACGAAGATTGTCAGAGGACGATTCGAGGTCTTGCCAGAAGTCACTCGATAAAGGATTGACTCTTGACAACAGGACCAAGCATACCTCAACAAACCCCAAACAGGGTTACCATACAGAGACCAAACACTACCAGTGTAGTGATTGGTTCTTCTGTGTCTCCACAAAAAATTGTTGGTGTGCCCCCTCAAAGAACTGAGACTGTAAAGGGAACCTCCACGCCCGGTGTACAGGGTCCGCAGGGTGTTCGTGGTGAAAAAGGATTCACTGGATCGACTGGTCCAACAGGTCCAACAGGACCGACAGGACCACAGGGTCCTACTGGTCCCACTGGTGCTGATTCAACGGTTCCGGGTCCACAAGGTCCAACAGGATCGACGGGACCACTGGGTCCCACTGGTCCCACTGGTGCTGACTCGACCGTCCCCGGTCCACAGGGTACGACTGGTGGAACAGGTGCCACTGGTCCACAGGGTCCTACTGGTCCCACTGGTGCTGACTCGACCGTTCCTGGCCCACAAGGAACCACGGGCCCGACTGGTCCAACGGGCGCACAAGGTACGACTGGTGGGACTGGTGCTACTGGACCTCAAGGTCCTCAAGGAAACACAGGCGCACAGGGAAACACAGGCGCACAAGGTACGGCTGGTGCAGATTCAACTGTTCCCGGCCCTCAAGGAAACACAGGTGGAACAGGTGCCACTGGTCCACAAGGACCACAGGGCACGGCTGGTTCAGATTCAACTGTTGCAGGTCCTCAAGGAAACACTGGTCCAACAGGATCACAGGGTTCAACTGGTCCAACTGGTGCTGCTTCTACCGTTCCCGGTCCTCAAGGAAACACTGGTCCAACAGGATCACAGGGTTCAACTGGTCCAACTGGTGCTGATTCTACCGTCCCCGGTCCACAAGGAAACACAGGCGGAACAGGTGACACTGGTCCACAGGGTCCTACTGGTCCCACTGGTGCTGACTCGACCGTTCCCGGCCCTCAAGGAAACACAGGTGGAACAGGTGCCACTGGTCCTCAAGGTCCCCAAGGTCCTACAGGATCAACTGGTCCTCAAGGTACAACTGGTGGAACAGGTGCCACTGGTCCTCAAGGTCCCCAAGGTCCTACAGGATCAACTGGTCCTCAAGGTACAACTGGTGGAACTGGTGATACTGGTGCTGCTGGCCCTCAAGGTCCTACAGGATCAACTGGTCCTCAAGGTACAACTGGTGATGGATTGTTTGACACAACGCATGAAACAGGAACAACTCTAAACCACAGTTTGAATTTTGACAATATCAATACAGTAGTCGGTGATGGTAGAAAATTCCCAGTGTTGCTTGCCGATGGATCTATTACCTTTGATTACATTCGTGCCCAAGACATCTTCTTGGACTCTGAGTTTGTCTTCGGTATCAATTCGTTTAGCATATCTGGCAGTGCTACAGTTCTGATAGGATCTGGAAACTACAGTCTTTCTGGTAGAAGTTTATCTGCAACATATCAAACTCCGGGAAGTATATCAGTTTCTGCTGCCTCGGTTAGAACAAATGCCTCTTCTGACTCTGGGTTCCCGGTTGACCTGTCAAGTGGGTCGGCATCAGTCGCATCAAACAACATCGCTTATCCGGCCAGTAAAAATTCTTCTATAACATTCACCCTCGGTGCAACTGGTAGTGATGCCTCTTTTGATTCCGCGACAGATACAATCACGTTTAGAAACAACAATTATAACGGAACATCTACTAACGCTGGGTTGACTGGTGGTGCATTAGTTTCATTGACTGCATCTCTAGACAACAATAGATCATCAACCTTCTCTGTAAACGCTGGTGCTGGTGAATATATCTATTATGCCTATCCCTCATCTTTTGGGGACGCTAGTTTCACTGTGGGTGGATTTGCTGGTGGGTTTAGTAAACTTCACGGCGGAGCAACCGCACATACGAATAGTGCTGGATTTAGTGAAACATATTTCATCTACAAATCAGACAATGCAAATCTCGGATCAACTGAAGTGGTGGTGTCATAATGCCAATTACCTTAATTGACATACTAAAACAACAGAATAGAGACGCCACCAGTGGTGATTTCTTCTTTATGGTTGATTCCTCTGACATCAACTTTAAGGTCAAAGCAATTCAAGAAGATGCGACTCTGGCCCCCACACTTACCCTTGATTTTAAGTATATTCTTGAAGATGTATCTAATTTACATGCAAACTTCGACACCATCACTGGTGTCGGTGATAATGACATCGTTCGATACAACGGATCAGAATTTGAAATTCTATTAGACGCAAGTAACAAGCAAGACGGCACAATTGTATTCAACGAGGGCGACTCGAAGTTCTATGGTTTCAATGGAACTGCGTGGCAAGAACTCGGATCAGGTGCTGCGAGTGGAAGTGGGGCAACAGGAGCAACAGGACCACAAGGTCCCACAGGATCAACTGGTCCTCAAGGTTCAACTGGTGGAACTGGTGACACAGGTCCACAAGGTATACAAGGTGTGCAGGGAAACACAGGCGCACAAGGCACACAAGGTTCAACTGGTGGAACTGGTGACACAGGTCCGCAGGGTATACAAGGTGTACAGGGTTCCACTGGAGGAACTGGTGATACTGGTCCACAGGGCATACAGGGTCCTCAAGGAAACACAGGCACACAGGGTTCTACTGGTGGAACTGGTGACACTGGTCCGCAGGGTATACAGGGTGTGCAAGGCACAACTGGTGGAACTGGTGATACTGGTCCTCAAGGTGTACAGGGAAACACCGGCACACAAGGTACAACTGGTGGTACTGGTGACACTGGCCCACAAGGTATACAAGGTGTGCAGGGTACGACTGGTGGAACTGGTGACACAGGATCACAGGGACCCCAAGGAAACACAGGCGCACAGGGTTCAACTGGTGGAACAGGTGACACTGGTCCTCAAGGTCCTCAAGGAAACACAGGGGCAACGGGGGCACAGGGTGGTGAAATTTATTACACTGCATCCGCACCATCAAGTCCTGATCTCGGGGACATTTGGTTTCATTCTGATGACGGTGTTTTTTCTTTGTATGTCAACGATGGCGACTCAAATCAGTGGGTTGAGATGGCAGGTAAACAAGGAAACACTGGTCCGACTGGGGCCACTGGAGAAGGATCCGGAGGCGGCGGAACTGGTGGTACTGGTGATACTGGACCACAAGGTCCACAAGGTGTACAGGGAAACACCGGCACACAAGGCACAACTGGTGGTACTGGTGATACTGGACCACAAGGTCCACAAGGTGTACAGGGAAACACCGGCACACAAGGCACAACTGGTGGAACAGGTGACACTGGTCCGCAGGGTATACAAGGTGTACAGGG